ATTACGCCCCCGGGACGTACGACTGGATGGCCTATGTCGAGAAGGGCGCCGGGGGGGATCGCGAGCGATACACCGTCTCGGAGGTCGGTGGCACGGTCCGCATCCTCTCCGACCTCGAAACGGCCGGTGTGGCCACCGACACGCGGACTCACGCCCGGAAGGTCCTGGACGCCATCGAAGCGGTCCTCGAGGGGCGGGCAAGCCACGCGGACATATCCCTGTCCGTCAACGGGAAGGCGATCCAGTACCTGAAACCCGATGAGTTGATCCGGTGGCGCTCCGTCTACCGGCGCGAGGTGGCGAAAGAGCAAGGCAGGAGCACCATCGTCCGAGTCCAATTCGGGAGCGCCTGATGGGAATCTTCCGGACATTCCTGCGTGATTTCGGGTATCTGCATCGGTCCGAGATAAAGAGTCCCGCCAGCCGCGCCTATGCCGCCTCGAAGATGGGCCGGCTCACCGGGGACTGGCTGACGGGTGCGACGTCCATCGACCACGATATCCGGGCGGGACTTGTGGCGGTGCGGTCACGGGCGAGGGATCTGTCACAGAACAACGAATACGCCCGGGCGTACCTGAGAAGTGTCCGGAAGAACGTGGTTGGCAGCGAAGGGTTCAAGCTCCAGGTGAAGGCGATGAACTATGTGGACGGCATGCCCGTTCCCGATCGCGTCGCCAATTCCAAGATCGAGAACGCCTTCTGGGATTGGTCACGGCCGGAGACGGCTACCGTTACCGGCAAGATGTCCTTCCGCAAAGTCGAGGAGGTCGTCGTCGAGACAACGGCGCGGGAGGGCGATTTCTTTGTCCGGTTTCTCCGCGGCCAGGGCTTCAACAAGTACGGGTTCACCCTCCAGCTCGTGGAGCCCGACTGGATCGACGAGAAACTAAATAAGGATGTCCCCGGGGGCGGGCTGATCCGCATGGGCGTGGAGCTCGACCGGTGGAGGAGGCCGGTCGCGTATCACGTAAGCGAGCGGAACGCTTCTGCGGAACTGTGGGGGTCGGTCATCCCGAGCGGGCCCTACAAGAGGATTCCCGCTTCGGACATGGTCCACGTCTTCGATCCCGAGCGGGCCGACCAGACCCGGGGGATCTCCTGGATGGCGCCGTCGATGCTGGCCCTCCACAACCTGCAGGGCTACGTGGAGGGGGCGATCATCAACGCCCGGGCCGGTGCGAACAAGCTCGGTTTCTTCAGGGATCCGACGAGCAGCGGCGAGGAGTACACCGGCGACACGACGGATGGCTCGGAAAACAAGATCGCTACCTGCGAGCCTGGGATGTTCGAGGATATCGGGCAGAAGGAGTTCGTCCCCTACGACCCGAAGTACCCCGATCAGCAGTTCGATCCGTTCATGAAGACGATCCTTCGCGGGATCGGCTCCGGCCTTGGGCTCGCGTATTCCTCCATCGCCAACGACCAGCGGGAGGCCACGTGGTCGTCGCTGCGGACGGAACTTGGCGAGGAGCGCGAGGGCTGGAAGATGATTCAATCCTGGCTCATCGAGACGTTCCTGAACCGCGTCTATGCCGAGTGGCTCTCCATGGCCCTGCTGACCCAGGCGGTGGCTCTGCCGTCCGCGAAATACGACAAATTCAACTCCCCGAAGTGGATCGGCCGGCGCTGGTACTGGGTCGACCCGTTGAAGGAAGTACAGGCGAACAAGGAAGCGATCGCCGCGAAACTCAAAAGTGCGACGCAGGTCGTGTCGGAAGACGGCGGCGACATCGAGGAGCTGTACCAGGAGATCAAAGCGGAACAGGAGCTCGCCGCGGAATACGGGGTAACGCCCGACTACGGAGGTACAGGCAATGGGAAAGAAGATACCGCCCAAGACGGAGAGCCGGACGATCAGTCTCGACCGGGCGATGGTAAAGGAAACGGAAAGGGCGGTCGATCTCGCCTTCTCGTCTGAACTCCCGTACGTCCGGTGGTGGGGGATTGAGATCCTCGATCACTCCAAGAAGGCGATGAGGACGACCAGGACCGAAGGGAACGGCCTTCCGCTGCTGTTCAACCACCACCGGGACATGCTCCTGGGCCGGCTTCGGGATGTGAAGCTGGACGACGACCGGGTGGCGAGAGGCACAGCCCACTTCGACGAGTCGTGCGCCATGTCGGATGAGAAGTTCCGCCAGGTGCAGGGCGGATTCCTCACCGATGTGTCGGTCGGATACGAGGTCCATTTCGCCAGGGAGATCCCCACGGAGGAATTGACGCCGGATCTGATGGAGATGGCGGCCCGGGAAAAGCTGCCGGTCTATCGGATCACGGATTGGGAGCCGTTTGAATGCTCCCTCGTGACGGTTGCTGCGGACCCGACGGTCGGCGTCGGACGGACCGCGGACCCGGACGGGGGGGAAGGAGTCAAGGTAGACGTCAAGGTAGAAGTCAAACCGCCAACCATTGAAATCCCGAAGGAGGAAAGGCGAATGCCCGAGCCCAATGGAAAGACCTCGGTCGAGTACGAGGCGGACCTGGAGAAAGAGCGCCAGAAGGCGCGAACCGAAGCGACGAATTCGGAGGCAAAGCGCAGCGCCGAAATCTTCACCCTTTCGGCGCGGCACAACATCCCGGCGATGATCCGGGACAAGGCCCTCGCGGACGGGACGACCATCGAACAGTACCGGGGCATCGTTCTCAGCCGGATCGTCCCGGGATCCCCGCTCGACACGCCGATGGGCGAGGTCGGGCTGTCGGGAGCGGAGGTCCGGAAGTATTCCTTCCTCCGCGCGGTCCGTGCGTCGATCAGCAAGGACTGGCGAGGCGCGGAGTTCGAGCACGAGTGCTCGATGGAGATCTCCAAGAAGGTCGGGTCCGATCCCCGCTCCTTCTTCCTGCCGTACGACATCATGACGGCGAAGCGGTCCCGCGAGGAGATGCGCGCGCTGAACGTCACGACCGCCGACCAGGGAGGCTACCTCAAGGGAACGCAGCACATGGCCGGGTCGTTCATCGAGCTGCTCCGCGCGCGGCTGGTGGCGGCGCAGGCCGGGGTCGGGATCATGTCGGGACTCGTCGGTAACATCGACATCCCGAAGCAGACCGGCGCGTCGACCGCGTACTGGGTCGGCGAGGGCGTGGACATCACCGAAAGCGCGCAGACCTTCGGCCAGGTCCTCCTGTCCCCGAAGTCCGTCGGCGCGTACGTGGACATCACCCGCCGGCTGCTCCAGCAGTCGGCCCCCGCCGCGGACGGCCTGGTGATGGCGGACATCACCCGCGTCCTGGGGCTGGGGATCGACAAGGCGGTCTTCCACGGCGTTGGCACGGCGGAGCCGACCGGCATCGACATCACCCCGAACATCGGGGCCTTCACCGGGGCGACCTTCTCCCGGACGCTCGCCGTTTCCGCGCTCACCGACGTGATGAACGCGAACGCGGACAAGGCGGGCATGTGCTGGGTCACCAACCCGACCGGCTGGGGGATCCTGAAGATCCGCGAGCAGGGCACGGCGGGCTACCCGATCTTCCTGTGCGGGGACGACGACAGGATGCTCGGCTTCCCGGTCCTCACCTCCACGCAGATCGAGGCGTCGAACATGTTCTTCGGCGACTTCACGCAGGCCATCATCGGCGAGTGGGGAGTACTCGACATCAACGTCGACGACAAGAGCCTCTCCAAGTCCGGAGGCATCCGCATCGTCGGCTTCCAGAGCGTCGACGTGGCGGTCCGGAACGCCGGCGCGTTCACTCTCACCGAAGCGCTGTCGTAGCAGAGCGGGCGATCGTGCTTGACGTAGACAACGAGGGCCGGGGGCTTGTCCCCGGCCCCTCGTCCACCAGTTCCAACAGGGGAGAGCAGACCATGAAGATACGGTACATCCAGAACTGCAAGGCGACCGGAGGGAAGAACGCGAAGATCGGGGACGTGCTGGAGATCCCCGATCACATCGCAAAAGAAGCGATCGGCATGGGGCGCGCGGTCGCTTACGTCCAACCCCCGCCCGCGCCTGAGAAAGGTAAGGGCGAGGGGAAAGAACACAAGAAGGGGGGGGAGTGAAATGCGCAAGGGAATCGTCGCGTTCGTAGTCCTCGCGCTCGCGATCGCAGCCATGGCGTTTGCGGCGGAGGACCTCAAAAGCCTCATCCTCATCAGGAATTCCATCCCTCCGGTCACCGTGTCGAACAACGACAACACGACCGGGGCGATCATCGACCGGAACGGGTATGAGTCGCTCACGTACGTCATCCACACGGCGACCCTCGCCGATTCCGACGTGACGCTTACGCCCACGATCCAGGAGTGCGCGATCGATAATTGCGACGATGTTTCAACCGTCGTCGCCGGGCAACTGATCGGGACGGTCGCCGGAGCAACCTTCGCCGCGGCGGACGACAACACCGTAAAGACCATCGGGTACAAGGGGTACAAGCGGTATTCCCGGATCGTCATCACGCCTGCGAGCAACTCGAGCGCGGCATTGTTCGGTGTCACCGCGATCCTCGGCCATCCGAAGTACCGCCCGCAATAGGAGAGGGTATGGCCGACTTCGACCACGACGCCTTCCTGGAAGACGACTTCCTCGGGACGGACGCCACTTTCACGCCCGCGGGGGGGCAGGCCGCCGCGATCCGGGCCTGCTTCTCCCTCGGCGTGGAGGGCGTGGACCTCGAGGGGGATATCGTTCCCCAGGGGGCCGTCGGGCAGGCGGGGTGCAGGGCCTCCGATATCCCCGGGGTGAAGAACGGCGACACGCTTACGGTGGCCAGCGTGGCGTACCGCGTGCTCAAGATCCAACCCGACGAGACGGGGTGGACCACTCTGTTCCTCGGAAAGGCGTACTGACGGATGAGCGTACGATCCTCCATCCTTTCAAGCGTAGAAAGCGCCCTAGAGGGCATCGCCGGCGTCGGGGACGTCTTCGTCGGGAAGTACGAGCAGGCGGACCTCGAGCAGCTGACGCTTCCTGCCCTGTTCGTGCTGCAGGGGTCGGATCAGGAATCGCCGAACGAGGAGTTCGGAGACGAGGTGTGGGAGTGGGATCTCCTGGTGGAGACCTGGTGTAAGGACACGGAAGCCGAGACCGTATTCGCAGCCGTCCACACGGCGATGGGGGCCGACTCCACCTTCGGAGGAAACGCCATCGAAAGCCGGCGGACGGGCTCAATGATCCTCTCCCTCGACCCGGGGAGGGGGATCATCGCCATGCAGCAGATGTTCAAGATCACCTACTCGCACCCGAACGGGCAACCGTGAGAGGCGAGATCAGGGAAGTCGTCGAGAGGCTCGCTGGGTGCCTTCCCGTCCGCGATCCCGTTGTGGAGATCGGGTCGAACTGGTCTTCGCAGGGGAACTTCGCGGATCTGCGTCCCTGCTTCCCGGGGCGGCCGTACATCGGGGTCGACATGCGCGGAGGCCCCGGGGTCGACCTGGTCGCGACGCTCCCTGTCCTGCCGATGGCGGCGGGGTCGGTTGGAACCGTCGTCATGGTCGACACGCTCGAGCACGTCGAATTTCTGCGGGACTCGATCGAGGAGATCCGGCGGGTCCTGTCCGACGACGGGTTCCTGATCTTGACGTCGGTGTTCGCCTTCCCGATCCACTCCTACCCGGACGACTTCTGGCGGTTTACCGGGTCGGCGTTCAAGAGTCTGCTCTGGAAGTTCTCGTCGGCCATCGTAAAGGAGGTCGGGAACGCCGTCGCGCCTCATACCGTGATCGGAGTCGCGTCAAAGAACGGCGGTATGCCGGCGGAGATCGACGGCGTCCTGTCCAGGTGGAAAGCAGAATGGGAGAAGGGGGGAACATGACGAGAAGGACGTTCACGATCGAGGAGCCGGAGGCTGTGCTACCCGTGGCGCCGTCGGTCGAGGAGATCGAGCGGTTCGTCGAGGACGCCGGATCGGACGATCTTCCGACGTTCGGCGGGACGCACGAGGGCGGGATCTACGTCCAACAGATCCCCGACGAGATCGCGCCGTGCCTCCATGCAATGCTTACGTCCGGGGAACCCGTCCGCTCGTACTTCGAGCTCGGGGTCGCTGCCGGCGGCATGACGTACCTCGTGGATCACTTCTTCCGGCCGCAGACGATCGTCCTGCTGGATACGGACGAGCATCCGAGATGCAAGTTGCGGGGGGGAGTCCTCCAGGGGATCAAGCGCGAGGAGGTCATCGGGAAGTCCGAGGACGACCATGTCGTGACGCGCGTCGCCTCGTTCGGTATTTATTTCGACGCGATGATGATCGACGGCGTCCACTATTACGAGAACGTGCGGCGGGACGTCAACCTGTACCTGCCGTTCCTCCGGCCTGGCGGGTTCCTGATCCTGCACGACACGGTCCGCGGCGAGTGGGGCGTTCCGCGCGTCGTCGCCGAGCTGAAGGAGGACCCCGACTTCGAGTTCATCGGCGAATGGTCCTCTCAGAAGGTCCGCCCCTGCGGTGTTGCGCTGTTCCGGAAGGCCCTCGGGGAGGGCGGCGCATGAAGTTCTCGTTCGGCGTGATGACGAACAACATGATGCGACTGGATATGGTCCTACGGAAATCGGAAATTGACCCGGCGCTGCCCTGCCACACGATCAAGAATCCCGACTCGGCGACGAAGGGGTTGAACAGGCTCCTGAGGATCATCGAGGCGGAAGGGGCGGACGTCGCGATCCTCGTCCACCACGACATGTACTTCCGCCGCGGGTGGATGAAACAGGTCGAGGAGCAGCTGAGGCTCCTCCCAAAGGACTGGATCGTCGCGGGGATCGTCGGGAAGGACCACGACGGGAATTACGGCGGGCGGTTCCACGACATGAGGACGCCGCTGCATTTCAACCGGGTGGATATCACGTACCCCCTGCCGGCGATCTGCTTCGACGAGTGCGTGATCATCGTGAACCTGAAGACGGGGTTCCGGTTCGACGAGACGCTCGA